TTAAATTCTTCTTCATTAAATTCGAATAACCTAGCTTGTAACTTAAAGACAGGCAAGTTACTTAACTGATAGAAAGGTTGTTCGTGTTCTACGTAACTAATTTCAAAGAATGATTTAGACAAAGGAAGATAAATCAAATCACCTTCGCGCGGTCTATCATCGTTGATATCTGAGTTCCATACGCCTACAAGTTTTTGCCATGAACGTTTAGCGACAATGAATGTAGCTTCATCACGAATTTCCATACCAAACTTTTGGAATATATTACCTTCACCTTCAAATCCTTCTGTGTTCTCAATGAACATCTCGATAGTATTTGCTGTGTTAAATTCTGATTCTACGTCTTCACCAAGAATAGTGTCTCGCTGTACTATTTTGCGAGGCATGTAAAAAACATCTTGGCCATACATTTTGATGGACTCAATAATGATGTCCTCAAACATATATTGCTCGGTGTTTACTTTAGGCGAAAAGAATACATTAGTTGGCATGATCTATCCCATATAAAATTCAGGTGGCATCTCGTATTTAAGCTGCATTTCTTCTTCAATAGAGTTTATCTCTGTTACAGCGTCATCATAAATTTGACGTCCATTAAGAGTTACACCACCAGGAAGTTGCATGCCTTCGAATTTAATAAGGTTTGCACCCCATTGTTGTTTAATTAAAGCAGTTGTATATCTCTTTAAAAGTATATCATTATATATTGCTGTATGCGTATCAGGCTCAACTGTACGATAGGCATCTACAATAACGTAATCACCTACTGCTACATCCGATTCCCAATCAACATCAAGATATAAGCGATTCATATGTCTGCTAAAGCGTACCTGTTCTGGTCCATTTAGCATCATATTCATCGTACTAAGATATGACATTGTTTGTGAGTAATTAGCAAGGTTGCCTGTAAATCCTAGGCTGTACATATCATTAAGATGCATTTGATATTTTGCATCAAACATACTTACACTTGAATTACTTTCGAACATAGGAAAAATTCGTTGTACTGACAATACCTGATTTGGTAACGAGATATATTCATTTGTTACATCAGTGATTGTGATTTGATGCTTATGATATACTTTGTATATTGCATCAGAGTGGTATTCTTGATAAAATTGCAGAGCTTCATCGACTCGATCCGAGATTTGATCTTCATCGACGTTAATCTCAAGGACCGGAGCTCCGAGTTTACGGAGACAGTAATCAATGAGTGTCTGTCTTGAGTTTGGAGCGGCCATGTAAAAATAGTCCTATAGTTGATTTCTATAAGACTATTTATAACTTTTAAAAACTTGGTATTAGAGATTATTCTCGTAACTTGCTAAGCTACTTTCCATATATTAATATTACCGTATTTCATAGTAAAAACTGTTCCTCCAATATTATTCCATTGAAGCTCAATATACTGACTTGCGTTTAAATTCACTAACATCATTTCTTTAAATGTCCATTCCATTCCACCTTCAGTTCCAGCAGTTTCAATATTATATGCATCGGTATGAGCATACGTGACACCACTTTTCTTAATTAGAATCCTTAGACCATCTCCTGCAGAGGGGGTTGTGACAGATCCCGCAAGTGTACACGACACGCCATATATTCCATCGGTAGGCACTGTAAATCTACTCATACTATTAGAATCAGTTATGCCTCTCGTAAGTCCTGCCTTAACAGTAAATTGTATTATATCACCCTCGGACGGAGTAGAATCAACAGGATTATAGTAAAGAGCTACTGGTTGTGCTGGCATATTAATATGACCTGAGCTGGTTATGCGCATCGTTTCAGCACTTGACGAACCACCTGATCTTCTGCGGAATATCATATCACCGGTGTTTGTACCGCTACGTCTTACACCAATACTATGTTGGCCACTACCAGAAGCACCTGCTGAGAATAAAAGATTAACCTCTGGGGTTGTTATTGATGTATTAGAATTTGTAAGTCTCACAAAGTTTATTGGATTGTTAGCAGTATTACTAAGATTAGCACCGGTTGTATATTGAGTGGTCACATCTTTTGATATTTCTAACAAATTATTAGGAAAACTCGTACCAATACCAACGTTGCCTGCCGCGTCGATGCGCAGACGTTCTGTTGCAGTTCCTCCATCACCTGTCTTAAAAAGAAGTTCACTGCTATCTGTATCAGAGTTGCTAGAATTGTACATATCAATTCTAGCCAAACTACCAGCAACACGCATTGCTAAAGAAACACCACTAAGTATGCCATTGTTTCCATTTGTGTTTTCGAGATTTAATGCTGTATACGCGCCATATGAAGCACGATTAACCTCCAGAGAATGAAATACTTTCACATTACCATTAGATTCAACAGCTATATGATCAGCCGTTGTATTGCTAGAAATATACAATGCACCATCAACATGTGTAATAGCACTTTTAGTACTACTATCAGTGTCTTCAATTTGAATTCCACCGCCGTATCCACTATCTTGAGCCTTAATATGCAATCTACTGTCAGGCTGTTCTGTACCAATACCAACTTTACCTGTTGAGTCGAGGATCATGGCTGTCGCGGAGTTGCCTTTAAAAACAAGTGCATCAGCTGATACATCATGAATAATTTGATGCCTTACATCATCAGCTTCAGTGCCAAATAATATACCACTATCATTGTTTGCGTCTGTTTTAAGCTGAAGAAATACTCTATCCCCACTATTGCCAATCTGTAATCGTGAATCAGCATTGAAAGAGTCGCCAGTATCTGTCCCGATTAAAACATTACCTGATGCATCTAACGACAAGAAGGCAGCAGAATCTATGTTGTCGAGTAAGTCTGCGTCTACCTCACCTGTTGATGAGATATTACTGCCAGCTAGGGCGATTCGTGATGCTTTAGTTGCCATTTGTTATTCCTAGGTTTGTTTGACTTAGTCTTATTATATATGCTTTTGTTTAGAAAGGCAACTAGTTTATTTTAAATTTATTGATTGTATTATTAGCCTGATACGCTCCAATATTTCCAGTACCATGTAGTACCCAATTCCATAAGCTAGCGGCAGGACTACTATTATGATCCGGAATTGAAACAGAAGATGGAATTGAATCTTCACATATATCTAAGATATATTTTACTCTATCAGTGTATGTTTCACCTGAATTCATATATTTCCAAAAGTCAGTATCAGCTCTTTTACCCGTATAATGTATGATTAAGAAATCTCTAATATTATCATACATTGATATCATTTCATCATTATAATGTTTTATTCTGTGAGGGTTACAAGTTCGCTTCTTTGTTGATTGGAGATGTTCCATTACAAAATTAAGTACTTGCACTATAGTTGTATGAATAGAAGTGGCTTCTAAAGGCTCTGAAAATGCTGCTGCTAATCCTAATGATAAACAATTTCCTTGCCACAATAGATTACTTCTACCTGATGTAAATTTAAACTCTTTTAATATCTCTGGATTATTAAACTTTTTATTTATTTCCTGAATAGCTTCGTCTCTAGTAATAAATTTATCACAGTATACATACCCCATGCCATATCTTGTTTGTGTAGGTATTTTCCATACCCATCCTGCATCCATTGCAATAGCTGTTGTAAATTTATCATAATCATCTTCTATAGGAAGTTGAAAAGAAATTGCAGAATTAACTGGTAGATTATCAGAATACGAATGCCACTGCATACCTATCATACCTGCACATATCTTTCTTGAGAACCCAGAACAATCTATAAAAAAGTCTGCAAAATATCTATTACCTTTTTTATCAATAATAAATTGTACATCTGTTCCTTCACTGTTTGTTCCCACACCATCTATATCAGTATCTATTCTTTTTACACCTGCCTCTACAGCCTTTTTAGCAAAAAATTCTCCAACTTTAAAAGCGTCAAAATGATAGCTATGACCTTCTGCTATAAAATCATTCTCATAAGCTTGACCTAATTCAGTGATCATGTAAGGCTTTGAAGGATTGTCTATTATACCCTCACAAAGATGTAGATCAGGAGATGAGAACGATGTTTGACTACCACCTAATGGCGCAAAGTATGAACTATCATCTCCAGTCCAATTGACATGTTTAATACCTAGCTTATATGTTGCATTACAATAGTCCATAAATTCGCCTGATTTTATACCTGTATCAAAGAATTTATTTTTTATAAAGTCAACAAAGATACCAGTCGAACCTTCACCCGCTCCTACTATACCTTTCTTAGAGGATTCTACTACTGTTACATTATG